TTTCAAGGCAACGTAATTAAATACGTTTGTAGATATAAAAACAAAGCAGGGATACAAGACCTTGAGAAAATAAAACATTACTGTGATTTAGAAATATTAAAATTAAAAGATGACAAATGAGTATAGCAAAAAATTGGAGTTTACATTATAGGGAGCTATATGAACCAAGAATTAAAAGGTTAACTGAAAGATATAGAGAACTGTATGATGAAAATCAAATGATGAAAAAACGATTAGAAGAATACGAGGGTAATAAACGAATGGTTTTATATTATAATAAGAAAGAGCAAAATGAAAGTACCTAAGTATCTAACACAAACCGAATGGGTTATGCCCACTGAGTATCCTGATCTAAGAGATTATGATGAGATAGCAATTGACTTAGAGACAAGAGATCCTGATTTAAAATCAAAAGGATCTGGTGCTGTGACAGGTAATGGTGAAGTAGTAGGTATTGCAGTTGCAACATACAATGACAAATGGTATTTTCCTATAGCTCATGGTGAAGCTCCCAACATGCCAAGAGAAAAAACTTTAGAATGGTTTAGAGATATTTGTGCATGTCCAGCTACAAAAATATTTCATAACGCAATGTACGACGTATGTTGGATACGTAATTTAGGTATAAAAATCAATGGTTTAATCGTAGATACGATGATTGCATGCTCTGTTTTAGATGAGAATAGATTTGCATACACGTTAAATGCTTTGTCTTGGTTTTATCTTAACGAAGGTAAGAATGAAAAAGCTTTGAACGAAGCAGCTAAGTCAAGAGGACTAGATCCAAAAGCAGACATGTGGAAACTACCTGCAAGTGAAGTAGGAGCATATGCTGAAAAAGATGCTGAGTTAACTTTTAAACTTTGGCAACACTGTAAAAAATTATTAATAGAAGAAGACTGCCAAGATATATTTAATCTTGAAACGGATCTTTTTCCTTGCCTGGTTGATATGAGACATCTTGGGGTGAGAGTGGACGCTCAAAGAGCAAATACACTGAAGAAAGAATTAACGACAAAAGAAGAAAGATTAATCCACCAAATAAAAATAGACACAGGAATAGAAACTCAAATATGGGCCGCACGTAGTATACAAAAAGTTTTTGAAAAATTAAATTTATCTTTTGAAACAACTGAAAAAACTGGTGCACCTTCATTTACTAAAAATTTCCTTTCGAATCATGATCATCCTACAATTAAGATGATAGCAGAGGCTAGAAAAATTAACAAGGTTAATACAACTTTTATTGATACTATTTTAAGACACGAACACAAAGGTAGAATACATGCAGAGATAAATCAAATTAGATCTGATGATGGAGGTACAGTTACAGGTAGATTTAGTTACTCTAATCCTAATCTACAACAGATCCCAGCTAAGGATCCAGAAACAGGTCCATTAATTAGAAGTTTATTTATACCTGAAGAAGGCTGTAAGTGGGGTACATTTGACTACTCGCAACAGGAACCAAGGCTTGTTACAGAATACGCATTAAGATTTAAACTGGCTTCTGTTAATGAAATTGCAGATTCATATGATCATAATCCAAATGCAGACTTTCACCAACTTGTTTCAGAGATGGCTAAGATTCCTAGATCACAAGCAAAGGTAATTAATTTAGGTCTATTCTATGGTATGGGTAAAGCTAAACTTATGGCAGAGTTAGGTGTAACTAAAAATAAAGCTGATGAACTTTTTGGTGTGTATCACAGTAAGGTTCCGTTTGTAAAACAATTAACAAATAAACTTATGACTGCAGCACAAAGAAATGGAAAAATTAAAACTATCTTAAACAGGAAATGTAGATTTCCTAAATACGAGCCTATACTAAAAGGAAATGATTGGGGTAGATTTGTACCAGCGCAAGACCATGAAAGAATGTTAGAGCTTCAAGCTATGGGTCCTTATATAAAAGATGAAGAAGGAGAATTTATAAAAGACAAAGATGGTAACAAACAAAAAAATTACTGGCATGAAAATGACAGTCGTAGAGCTTTTACATACAAAGCGTTAAACAAATTAATTCAAGGTAGTGCTGCTGATATGACTAAAAAAGCTATGTTAGACCTATATAAGGAAGGCATTACACCACATATACAGATACATGATGAGCTTGATATATCTGTTGAATCAGAGGAACAAGCTGATAAAATAAAAACTATTATGGAAAATGCAGTTAAGTTAAAAATTCCTAATAAAGTTGATTATGAATCTGGACCTAATTGGGGTGAAATAAAATGATAAATTATGTCTTACTTAAATGCTAATATACCTGTACAATACGCACAAATAAAAAGGGAGTATTTATATGATCTCAAAAAACATAAGGGAGAAGTTGAAGACTGTATTATCTTTGGCCTCACAAGCCTGGGCGGCCGTGCTATTCTATGGCACGCCATTATGGAAAATGGTGCAGTCTTTTATCGTTTGCCAATTTCGGCTTTTATTCAACGTGGTTATAAACCGGAAGACGTTCCATCCAAGAGACTTGATGAACTGGAACTTTGGAATTCTTTTAGTTATTATCCTGCTGTTACTAGTTGGAATCTTTTAAGCGCATCTTCCGGAAAATACATAGGTAAAGACAAGAAATGGCATCATGGTAAATATTTATTTACTGTTGACTGGGCTCACCCAGAGGGTAATATACTTGATTCTGATCATTCAGAAATACCACACGAACACAAGTGTGCACACATAATAGCCTTAGATGACGGCAATTATGCAGCCCAACCTAACAACAGGTGCATTTGGGATCTGCCTTCTTTCACAGTAAAGGACAACATTCCTGACTGGAAAGTACAGACCAATGAGTGGAATGTAGAAGACACTGGTCAATGGAAAACAGAAGATACTGATAATTTTTTCTACGAGATTGAGGAGAAGAAAAATGAATAAAACAATTGAAAAAATATGTGAGTTTTGTGAGCATCCAATAAGCATACACAAATACAATGGCATTAATCAATGTGCTCTATGTGAGTGCAGTTTAAGTCAGGCGCCAGGGGACAATTCACCAGGAAACAATTGGTGGACTAAAGTTATTAGCTGGTTAACGTAATGAATCTAGTAGATTTATTAAAAAAAAATGTAGTAATGGTTCCAGTTGTAGCCTCTGTAATAGTGGGTACTTTTACAGGAGTTAAATACATAGTTGATCTGACAGAGACTATTAATAAAAATCAAGCAGCAATTGAGAAAATACAAAACACAGATTTAAAAAATCAAATTGGATACATCGCTAGAATACAAGAAAATCAAAGCCATTTATTATTAAATATAGAAACTAACAAAGGTAATACTATTGTTACAAACGATAAACTTAAAACAATGGAAGAAAAAGTTAATAATATGGAACAAGATTTTAAAAATTTTTTAATTATGCGTAGTACATTAACAGGTGAAAATAAATAATATGGAGTGTGGGTATATGAATTATTATTTTACAGGTGGTATTATTGTGTTATTTGTTTTACTAACAATATTAGTAGCACCATTATGAAAATAAGTGAAAATACATCAGTAAGCATGCCTATCAGGAACATGTTAATGATAATCGCAGGTGTTGTGGCTGGCGTAATCGCATACACCGAGATTACTGCTAGACTAACTAGCTTAGAGACATCAAGAGAACTGTTCCAAGCTGATCTTCTTAAAAAATCTGAGCAGCTGCCTACAGATCAAGAGCAATATATGTTGATAGAAGATTTATATAAGACAACAGAAAAATTAGAGATAACTCAAGAACAAAATATGACGAACAAGGTTAATATAGAATTTTTAAAAGCACAACTAGAAAAAGCGTTAAATGATGTTGAAGAATTAAAAGATAAGGTAAGAGCAAATGGAAACGGTTATTAGTAGCGTAGTCGCACTTTGTATGTTTATAGCAGGGGAACTTACAGAACATAGAATACAGCCAGCAATGTCAGATTGTTTAAAAGGAAAACGTGTTGCAGAACGTTCAGCAAATGATAATATTGAATATAAATGTGGAAAGGTAAAAGCTGAACTTGAAGAAAACATAGATGGATCCAAAGCAATTAAAAAAATTATAGAATAAATGCAACTTTCAAAACACTTTACTCTTAAAGAGATGACAGCTTCTATGGTAGCTCGTAGAAAAGGCATAGACAATACACCAGGGTCTGGTGAAATTAAAAGTCTAGGTGATCTTTGTTATGAAATTTTAGAACCACTACGTGCACACTTTGACAAACCAGTTACAATTACCAGCGGCTATCGTTCAGAGGCGTTGTGTGAAGCGATCGGCAGCAAAAAAACATCACAGCATGCGAAAGGCCAGGCGGTCGACCTAGAAATATTTGGCGTGCCCAACATTCAGACAGCTTACTGGTTACAAAACAACGTTGACTTTGATCAATTGATCATGGAATTTTTTGATAAAGACGACCCAGCAGGTGGGTGGGTCCACATATCTTATAACGAGCAAGGATCTAACAGAAAACAAGTTTTAACTTTTGATGGTAAAAAATATAGCGAAGGCTTACCTGATATGAAATGGGAAAAAGGTAAAGTCGTTGGATAATAAATTTAAAACATTTAGTAATATAGATACTGTGCATGGGGTGTGTGAAGAGTGTGAAGAAGATACAATATTAGTAGCGATAGTATCAGAGTATTATAGATGTACTAACTGTGGAAGTGATACTAGACAACACATTAATGGTAGTATAAGATATTTAAAATTAAGTGAAAGAGATAAAGAATTTATAAAACAACAAAATGGCTAAACAAAGTTTTAAGTTTTACACACCTCGAGACAAACCTAAAAAACGGGGACCACGACAGCATAAAAAAAATAAAAATAAACAAGAAAAGCGCCAAAAATCACAGAAAAGATATAAAGGCCAGGGCTAAGTATCTTTTCCTGGAATATCATTTCCATCTACAACTTTCTCACATGAATACCTAGCGTAAAGTTCTAAAGCTTCGACCTGATCAGCTGAAAAAACATCACCATCGAACAAAATAGCATAAGACTCACCAAGTCCTTTTTGAACACAACCATAATGGGTGCCATGAAAACGTTTATAATCATGCTTATCTATAGGTACTTCAGCGCATTGCTGATTTAATACAGAACATATGTAAATAGTTAAAAAAAATTTCATTGACAACCTTGTAAATAAATATAATAATCCTATATGATTATATATAAATCGAAAGGATAACATAATGACTGATATAAGTAAATATAAAAGTCTCGCAGTATCACATGATTGCTACGAGAAAATAGGAAAGATAGCTAAGAATCTGGCACCAGGGGTCACTCTAAGTAGAGCGCAAACTGTAAAGATACTAGTTGACGAGAAAGCTAAGAAATTAAATGGAAAATTACGAAAGAGCTCTTAACATAACAGGTGAGCATCGTGACCCTGTTAAATCTTTGTGGAGAAATGTTTTAATTGTAGCTCTCGAAGACGCATTAGGAAAAGGTTTTAAATCTTACGGGATGTCTGATAGAAATTATTCTGATTCATCTCGTAGATGGTTTACTGAACCTAACGCAGATTTTAAGGCGGTGTGTACGTTTGCCGGCTTTGATCATGAATACATAAGAATGAAAGCAACTGAATACTTTAGAAAGGAACAACATGGCTGAACTAAAAGATGAACATTTTGAAATAATAAGTAAAAACAAAGCTAAGGCTCACGATGAACAAAAATCTATGAGACAGGAGTTAATTGATTGGATTAAAAGTTGTGATAAAATGCATATGCAAGAGTTACATAGTGAAATGAGAAGAATGAAAAGGAGTTGGGATGATTAAAAAAGCGATACTTGAAGCATTAGAAAAAAAATATCGTGCAGATATTTCAGCCGCTGATGCAACAATTAAAATATACTTGCATACTTCTGTAGGTATTGGTGAGCACCCACAACACATTGAAGAGGTTGATAAGCTAATACAAAAAAGAGCTGATGCAGAAGAGAAGTTAGGTCTTGTAAAGGAATACCTAGATGATTGAAGGTGATGGTGCAGAGTATAATTTACTAGAAAAGTGGACTAAAGATTTTGACTGTCAAGGTTATTATAGTTGTGAGATAGGTGTTAGACGTGGTTTAGGTACTAAATTAATTATGGACAATGTAAAAAATAATTACATGCATGTTGGAGTCGATCCTTATGCTAATCTATCTTACCAACACTACGACAGGGATTATACAAAGTATTGGCCCGAACATAGAAGAGGAGCTATAACAGCTAACTATACCGATGACATGAGAGATACCATGTTAAATGATTTTTATAAATACAGGAACGCTGGCAAATTTGTTTTAGCTAACATGACTGACACTGCGTTTATGGCTGACCCTGAGTGGTCTAAAAAAACTTATTCATTTGTACATTTTGATGGTCCACACATGACTAGAGATGTATTGACTGAAGCTGTTTGGTTTGCAAACAGATCTGCTCCACATACTCGATACGTATTTGATGATCAAAACAGATATGAAATGCATGTAATTGCTCATGCACTAACTTTCTTTGACTTCAAAACTATAGAGATGGGAGAAACCAAAGTATGTCTGGAAAGGATATAATATGACACTAAGAAAAAAATATGTAAACTCAACTTTAGAAAATAAAAAATGTTACAAATGTAAAGAAATGTTTCCTAGAACAGAGGAATATTTTTATCCTGTTAAAAATCGTAAGATAGGAGTAAAATCTTATGCTTCTTATTGCATAACTTGTGACAATCAAAGAGCTAAAGAATATAAGAAAAACCTTACTACAGAACAGAAAAAAACTTCTCAACAAAAATACGTAGAGAGCGAGAGAGGTTACTTTATGGAGTTATGGGGTGGAATTAGAACATCCATACATGGTAATCAGTTTAAGGACTTTGAAGAATTTTTTAATTGTTGGAAAGAACAAGAAAAAAAATATGGTTTAAAATGTCCTTACTATCCTCACATAGAGATGACAAGAGTCAAAGGTAAAGGTAAAATTACCAACACTAATATTTCTAAAGATAGAATATTGTCCTCTATGCCTTATGGCCCTAAAAACATTATGTTTATTTGTTGGAAAGCTAACAATGAAAAGGGAAATGTAACTCCTTATCTTGCAGCTAGGTATTTAGATTTTGTAGAAAATTCTGAGTATTGTAAAAAGATGACTGAGTTTGAATTAGAAACTTTAGAGGCTAAACATAGTTATAGAAATAGAGCTGATATAGATCTTATTCTTGATGTGGTTGATCATACTAAAAAATCATTAGAACTTTTTAACTCTTACGCTATCAAATTTATGGAAATGGCTAGAGCTGAACCTAGTCAAATACGTGAAGAAGATGAGTATGAAGATGAAGAGGAGGAAAGACGTGACCATTAATTGGAATAAAAAATACGACTACAAAGATCCTGTAAGAGTTGATGGACCAACTGGTAGAATGTATTCAGTCAATGAAGAGAAACTGCCTAGTGTTACAACTATATTAGGTAAGACTCGTTCACCTGAGAAAGAAGAGAGTTTGGCCAGATGGAGGCAGAAAGTTGGCGAAAAAGAGGCAGATAAAGTTAGAGATAACGCAGCAGCTAGAGGGACCATCATGCATAGAATACTTGAGGGTTACATAAAAGATGAGAATCATATGGATATGTCTGACCTTGGTCAAGAAGCTGGAGTCATGGCTAATAATTTAATTGATAGTGGTTTTAAGAACTCAATTGATGAAGTCTGGGGTATGGAAATGATGATGTATTATCCTGGCCTATACGCTGGAGCGTGTGACATCGCTGGAATCTATGAGGGACGTGAAAGTATAATGGACTTCAAACAATCGAATAAGTATAAAAAACGTGAATGGATTGATGACTATTTTATTCAGACTGCGGCTTATGCTATTGCTCACAACTATGTTTATGGATCTAATATAAACTCTGGAGTGATTCTAATTAGCGTTAAGAATGGGCCTATACTTAAATACATATCATCTGGTAAGGAATT